CAGGCCGACATCCAGATCGCGCAGCAAAAGGCTGAGGCTGACATTGCGCTGAAGCGCGAGAAGATGCAGGCCGAGCTTCAGATGGAGCGCGAGAAGATGCAGATGGAATTGCAGATGCGCCAGCAGGAGCTGCAAGCTGAGGCAGAGCTGCGTGTCGCCAAGGCGGTCACCGACGCCGAAATATCAACCAACCTACCGAGGGCATAGAGATGGCCAAGATGAACAAAATCATGCCGCCGCGTAACACAACCATTCGCGGTCAAGATCACCTACTGGCCTACATCACGCCCGAAGAAGCGCAAATGCTTATGGACAACGGCGGTGCCGGTAAACCGGGGCCAATGGGTATCCCAGCGTTTTATGGTGCGGGCGGCGGCGGCGGTACTGATGACCCCGCTGATGATATGGATGGCCCCAGCGGCGGCGATGGCGATTTCGGCGCGGGTATGGGCGAAGGCCAAGACAACACTGGCATTGCCGATGCTGTTGGGTATGGCCCATCCAGCGGCCCTTCTGACGGCGGGGGCGGGTCAAACACCTCTGCTCGCGCCGCAGAAAAAGATTTTGCAAATGACAAAGAAGCAATGGCGGCGCGAGGTTTTGACGTTGGAAGCGAAGCGTCTAAGGCGATGGAACAATCTTTTGCAAGCGGCTTTAACCAGATGGACGCGGGGCTTGGATATAATGTTTCTGGTCGTGAGCTTGACAGAGCCTTCGGCCAACTTGATGCCAGAATGGCGAAGGCTCAAAACTTGCCCGGTTTGCTCGGTATTATGGCGAATTTTAATTTATCAAACATAAGGTCAGGTCTTCAAAAAGGGTACGCGCCAGCCTTTGATAAAGCTGGTCAGATTCAAGGCGTTTTCGGCCCAGACCCATTTGGTTTTGGTGGGCTGGTTTATTCCGGCAACCCAATCGAAGGCAATGAAGCGACAGGGTATTCTGACCCCACCGAAGGCGGAGACGGCGACCCCCGCCCAGAAGTCGCGCCAGTAAACCCAGAGACCGGCCAATGCGATGAGGGCTATATGTTCGACGAGGACATGCAGGCTTGCCGCCTAGACACAGGCTTTGCCTCTGGTGGTCAGCCCGACGGCTTTGCGCCTGAATCTGGCGCATACGCGCGGATGGGTTTGTTAGATGAGGCACCAACCGGCTTGCCTGAGTTCCAGCAGCGGTACGGCGCAGGCTTTGGCACGCCGTCACAATTTACGGATGCCAACCTTGCGTTCAGACAGCGTGGCGCGTATCGCCCAGAATATTTTGACCAGCCATATCCGACGACAGGTTACACGTTACTAAGTTAGGGAAAACATGAACGAAGGCAAGGCGAGGGATGCGGTGCTAAGGGCTGAAAAGGCCGAGGCACTGCTTAGGAATGAATTATTAACTGATGCGTTTGATTATTTAGAGCGACAATTTATACAAGCGTGGCGGTCAAGCGGCATAGGTGAGGCCGAAGACCGTGAGCGAATTTACCAATTGAGCCAGAACCTTGAAGCCCTAAAGGGGTATTTTCAAACGGTGATATCGGATGGTAAGATGGCTCAATCGCAAATTGACGAAGTCAAGAGGCGTTCCACTTTTAACAAGAGATAAGGTAGAAAAATTATGGTCGATACTCCAAACGGAACCGACAACATTTCAATGAATGACGCAATTAGCCTTCTGAACACTCCCACTGAGGACACCGTTACAGATGAGCGAAACGAGGCTGAAGATCAGCCTCAACAGCCCGAGGCCGAGGCGCAAGTCCCATCCGAAGATCAGGCGCATGACGCCCCCGAGGATGACGACTATGACGATGAGGCTGACGACGGCGAAGATGTCTACGACGACGATGATGACGATGAGGAAGTTGACGAGGAACCCGCTGAGACGCTGTACACCGTAAAGGTGGACGGCAAGGAAGTGGAAGTTAACCTTGAAGAAGCCCTCAAGGGTTACCAACGTCAGGAGGCATTTACTAAGCGATCAATGGAACTGGCCGAGCAACGCAAGGCATTTGCTGCTGAGGCAGCAGAAACAAAACAGCTCCGAGACGCTTACGCGCAGCAACTTGAGTTACTGCAAACCCAGCTCCAGCAGACAAACCTCACTGAGGAACCTGACTGGGCAGCCTTGAAGAATGAGGGCTATTCGACTGACGACATTTTCTTTGCCAAGACCGAGTTTGACAAGCAACAAAAGCAAGTCCAGCAAGTGGCGGCAGAGCGTCAGAAGATTGCCCAACAGCAGGCACAGGAGCATGAGGCGCACCTAAAGCAGCACCTCACTAACCAACGTGTCGAAATGCTTGAGCGCATACCTGAGTGGCGTAATGACGAGACCCGCGAGTTTGAACGGAAAGAAGTCATTAAGTACGCACAGAAGCGTGTCGGGTTTAGCGAGGAAGAAATCTCATCCGCGAGCGATGCACGCGCGATTGAGCTTTTGTACAAAGCGTGGAAGTGGGATAATCTAATGGAAAAGAAACCCACAACCAAAAAGCGCACTCGCCAAGCACCGAAGATGGCCAAGGCAGGGCAACCGGCAACCAAGCGCGAAGTTGCTAATCGTTCAAAGCGGAAGGCGCGTGAACAGTTTGAAAAGGCTGGCACCGTCGACGCTGCTGTACAACTTTTGATGGGTAGATAACCCGAAGGAACAAAACAATGGCCGTGTTCACAACAACAAACGCAGTGGGCGAAAAAGAACAGCTCGCTGACATCATCTACCGGATTGATCCGGCAGAAACTCCAATTTTTTCCAATGTGAAAAAAGAAACATCAAACGGCATTTTCGTCGAATGGCAAGTTCAGGAGCTGACCGCCGCGTCTGCTACTAACTACCACAACGAAGGTGCAACCACAGCAACTGCTGCGGCGACACCAACTGCACGGATCGGTAACTATCACCAGATCTCAAAGAAGGTGTTTGCAACATCAGGCACACTCGACGCTGTTGATTCAGCCGGGCGTGAGCGGGAACACAACTACCAGAAGGTGCTTAACTTAGTCTCAGGCACCCCTGTTCTAAATCAGATCGCTGTCTGACTGGTTCAGGAAAAAAATTGGGTGAATTGCTGGGAAGCCTAGAGGTAGGTAATCAGCAGCCAAGCGCCAGATGGAAGCGAAAGCTGAGGGCTGGTGAAGGTTCAACGACTAGGTGGTGACGAAAGAATAATCCACCCACGAGCGCCCAACACGAAAGTGAAGATATAGTCTGATCTACGGTATAACCTAATAACAAACCGTAGAAGTTGGTCATAAACAGGCCAGCGGTAACAAAATGTAAGGCTCTTGAGTTACGCCGTGACATCGAAAAAGCAATCGGTGACACAGACGTTGCACGTTCTGGTTCAGACCCACGCAAGTCAGCGTCTTTGACTTGCTGGATCACAAACGGCTCAGTCGGTGCGACTGCCGGTGCCTTCGCCACAGGCGACGGAACTGACGCGATCACTGGTGGAGACGACCGGGCGTTGACACTTGCACTCATCGAAGATGGGATGCAGGACGCTTGGACAGACGGCGGCTCACCTGAGCTAATGGTTGCCTCGGCCACAAACCGTGCCAACTTCTCAGACCTGTCAGCCACTGGCAACTTGGTCAGCAACGACGTGAACATGACTGCCGCTAAGGAAGTCAGCTACGTCGGGTCTACCAGTGTTTTCTTGACCGACTTCGGTACTGTGCAAGCTGTTCCATCTCGGCTACTTGGAAACGACCGCATGTTCTTGATTGATCCAAACTTTGTGTCAATCTGCACACTCAACGGACGTAACTTCCTTGAGCAGGAACTTAGCCAGGACGGCGATGCAAAAACTTCGCATCTGGTGTCAGAGTGGGCATTGAAGCCTACCGCGCCTAAGGCACACGCGATGATTATGGACTTGAACGGTTCATAGTAAAACTGAGGGGGCGGGCAACTGCCCCCTCTCTTTCATAAGGGAAAAAACATGAAGCGAGTTTTATACACAGACCCTCACACCGCCAAAGAGGTGGTAATGAATCAGCAATCTGATGGCACTGACATCATTGAGACGACCCAGAGGTTTGACGGACTAATCAAGCTGAATAAGCAGATGAACAACGACTACCGTGCCAACGCAACAGTCAATACGCAGCGGCATGTACAGCATGTGGCGGAAATACCAAATGTAGTATATAATCACCTGCTAGAGACACTAGGCCCGCCAGCGCAAAATCCAAAGGCGTGGAAGGCTTGGCTGAATAATAGTGAGAACCGAGACTTTAGAACAGGCGGCGGTAACATCTAATGGCAATTGCGACCTACACAGATTTGCAGACATCCATAGCCAATTTTCTGGCGCGTTCTGACTTGACCGCACAAATCCCTGACTTTATTGCGCTGGCTGAAGCCTCTATGAGCCGCGAGCTGGAGACACGCAGTCAGGAAAAGCGGGCAACTGCAAGCACTGTATCGGGCAACGAATATCTGAGCTTGCCAACTGACCTGCGCGAAGTTCGGGAAGTCAAGCTAAACACCTCGCCGCTGACCGTGCTGAGATATTACAGCCCTGTCGCGCTGGATGAGCAGTACGCATCAGAGGGCGGCGGTAAGCCAAAGGGCTATAGCATTGTGGGCGACGAGATAAAACTTCGCCCTGTGCCTGACGCAACCTATTCTCTAGAGATTGTCTATATCGGCTCAATTGAGGCGCTGTCTGCGACAAACCTCACAAACACAATCCTGAGCCGGTCGCCTGATGCCTACCTTTACGGCGCACTCGCTGAGGCTTATGCTTACCTTCTTGATGAGGCTAGGGCGTCTCAGTATATGGCTCGATTTGACAAGGCTTTGGCACAGATCAAGGTTGACAATCAACGCGCCCATTACGGAACCGGAAGCCTCCAAATCAGTAGTATTTATCAACGCCAATCGCAAGCTGCGGGGACTTAAATTATGAGTGCAATGAGTGACTACCTCGAAAACGAGATATTAGACCACATCCTTGGAACCGGCGCATACACAATGCCGACCACTGTCTACGTCGGGCTGTCCACTGGATCGTTTAACGACGACAACAGCGGCACTGAGCTGACCGGCAACAACTATGCGCGGGAGAGCGCAGCGTTTACTGCCGCAGCGTCTGGCACAACCTCAAACAGTTCGGCGGTTGAGTTTAACGCGGCCACAGGTTCTTGGGGTTTGGTTTCGCACTTCGGCATTTTTGATGCGGCAAGCTCCGGCAACCTGCTTATCCACGGTGCGTTCACAACTGCCAAGACAATAGCGTCTGGCGATATCCTGAAAATACCGACAGGTGACTTAGACATCACCGCAGCTTAGGAACGGTAATGGCGACAGGCACCCCGCATTTAGACAACTTCACGTCAAGCATTGACGCGCTGCCATATTCTCTGGACAGCGCGTTACTGCTTACTAAGGTCGATTGGGCGAACCCTGACCTAGAGCAGCTAGACAATTGGGGTACGCTTGAACAGCTAGACGCCTACGGCCTCACGCTCGACCAGTTAGATCAGTTACAAGTCTTGGCCTTTGAAGGTTCTGCTTCTGTTGCTTTGACAGCCACTGGCGCGGTTCAGTTTGCCATTGAATTTGCGGGCGCGGCAACGATAGCCGCGACAGCCTCGGCAACGCCTCAGCATACTCAAGCTGCTGAAGGCTCTGCCAGCATTGCCGCTACATCCACAGGCACGGCAAACCGCATACAGAATATGGCTGCGTCTGTCACTGGCGCTGGCAGTGTAACCGCAAATGCAATATTTATTGCATCTTATGGCGGCAGCGCCACTGTCGCGTTTAACGCTACGGCTCAGGCGTTCTTGGTTTTTGCATTTGAGGGCGACGCCACAGCGGCAATCACATCGACATCTGCGCCGGTTGGCACGTTTGCGATGGCGGGGTCGGCAAATCTTGCGTTGAGTGGTACAATCGCCGGAGAAATATTGGGCGAGGCTTGGGCAGGCGAGGCAGACACGGCGGCGGTTTGGACTGACGCTGTTGACGTTTCAGCTATCTGGACGACCCAGACAAGCACAACCGGAGTTTGGTTAGGACAATGATACAGTTTGGCGAATGGCTGCCCGATCAGCCAGATTATAGCAACCCCGGTGTGACTGAGGCTACAAACGTGATCCCTGCGGCTAACGGATATCGCAGCCTGCCGGGTTTTGTGGAATACTCAAATGCTGCGTCTAACACGATATTGAACATTTTTGCGGCCAAGCAAAATGACGGTTCCGTCAGATTATTTGCCGGAGACAGTGGCAAGCTGTATTTGTTTAACGCCGTGACATCTGATTTGGACGACATAAGCAAGGCTGGCACGCCAGCTTATGATTTGGCTAGTGCGGAGCGTTGGAAGTTTGTGCAGTTTGGAAACGATGTTATCGCGTCAGGCGGCATTGGCGAGGAGCTTCAGAAATTTACATTAGGAACTGACAGCGCATTTTCTGATTTATCAGGCACGCCGCCAAAGGGTGACTTTCTAGCTGTTGTGCGCGATTTCGTCTGGGTGGCTAACGTAGACACCGGCTCAGGCCGAGTGCCTTACAAAGCTTACTGGTCAGGCTTTAACGACCCGACAAGCTGGACGGCTGGGGTGGATCAGTCTGACTTTCAAGATATACCAGATGCAGGTGCTATCACCGGAATGGTCGGGGGAGAATACTGCACCATTCTAATGGAGCGAGCCATTGTTCGTGCCACATATACCGGCCCACCACTAATCTGGCAGTTTGATAAAGTTGAGACAGCTAGGGGTTGTCAGGTTCCCGGCTCTGTCTGCAATGTTGGACACACGGTTTTTTATCTTAGCGATGACGGTTTTTATGTATTTGACGGATCAAAAAGTCAGCCAATCGGCGCAGAAAAAATTAATTCGTTTTTCTTAAATGACTTCAATGTTGCCTTTAAAGACAAGATGACATCGACAGTAGACCCTCAAGAGCAAATAGCTGTTTGGTCTTATGTGTCAAATGGTGCAATTGATGAAACGCCAGATCGTCTTTTGATTTATAATTATGCTTTGAACAGGTGGTCTTTGGCTAATGTCAAAAGCGACCTTGT